CCCTATTACTAAAGCAATTATAATAGCTATTATCAATAGCCCTATTACTAAAGCAATTATAGTGAGATTAATCTCATATACCCGCTAATCCATGATGGGTATAGGGGGGACATGTGTGATATCTATGATAGTGATACCCCCTCAGAGATTTTTGTATATAATTTCAAATCTCCTATATAGTTCTTAGAGATTTTTGTATATAATCTCAAATATCCTATATAGTACCATACCTACCACTGAGAGTAGTAAGCAATAAGCTGTTCAACGAGCGTTAACAGCACCTAAATGTCACTCCATAGCTAACACCTATATAAATACCTTTAAGATACTCTATAAGTATTCTATATAAAACACATATAATAACTATCTTTATTAGTTAGTTATTATAGATATTTTATATAGTGTATATATAATCCCTCTCTCCCCTTTTATTCTTTTCCCTCCCCCTATTACGTCCAGTTTGTGGAGACCCCTAAACTAGGGGCTTCCAGAGGCTTCCAAAAATCATTGTAACCAAATATTTACTATCCGTTTACTATCCCCATATTTAGGGCACTATAGCTACACCCTCTTATTACTCTTATAAAACACATTATTACTCCCTATCTGTTTAAAACTACTAAAACAATTATTACTTGGTTTATGTCTATTAAGCATTCTATTAATCTCTTTATCAATAGCTAACCTTTTATGTCTTTCTAAAGCTTCATTAGGGTCTTGTATTAAAACATTCATCCATTGAGCTACTACCATAGCTACTACATCTAGTGCATCATCATGGAGTAAGCTACCTCTATCTCTAGTAATATGAGTCATTTGATAAAACAAACTATAAGGCTGATGTTCAATACCACTAAGGTACTTCTTAATATCTCTCTCAATAAGTCCTCTATCAACTATAAGTCTATGTTGATTCATAACTGGCTCTAAGGTATCTATAATTCTTAGTTCCTTCTGTTTACTATGTCTTACTTCCTCAATATACACATTATAAATACTATGTAATACGGGTTTAAAGATAGTAGTAAACATACCATCCCCAAAGTTACTTTCTATATATATCTTATTAACATTATAATCTTTAGCAACAGTTGCTAGCTTCATTAGAGCTACATCATCATAACCATGTCCTTTGATACTATCAGCTTCTAACATATACAACTTACCATTAAGATGAGCTATAACACAATAAGCAGTAGCATCAGCACCTTTACCTGAGCTATCAATACCCATATAAATACCATTATAAGGTAACATACTACTACTATCAATACTAGAAGGACTAAAGAAGCCATCACCACTAAACCCTATGTTAGCTAAATCCTTAATCCTATTAGCTTCAGTACTGCCATATACTACCCTCTCAGGTGCTACCTCTCTATCTAAAGGTGTAACCACTAAGTCTCTAAGCTTAAGAGGATACCTCTCAGCATCACTAAGAGTAGTATCTAGTTGAAATTGTAGTTTAAAACCACTCCTACCATACCTAGCTTCACGTTTACTTAAGTCCTCTTCAGTAAACCTCTTATCTATTGGTTTCCCCACTAAGCTAGGGTCAGCTGAGATAGCATCAGCTATATAAGGCGCTAAACAGCCATGATATACTGATATATCCTCAGGATACCTAGCAGGAAATATCCTAGTTACATAACCATCCTCTCTAAAGCCATTATAGATACTCTCAGCTGATTGTGGAGTACCTAATACTATAATTTGAGCATTATCATTAGTCTGTAAGATAGCTTCATATTCAGCAGTAGCACTTCTAAGCTTCTCTCTAAGTGCTTGTGTAGCACTGTTCTGTTGTCCTTCTACGTCATCACTAATCAATAGACTAGCACGATTACCTTGTAACTGCCCTGTAATACCTGTAGCTTTAACACTAGGCTGTACAGCTACCTCACAACCATTAACCTCAAAGGCTAGTGTAGAATCCCTCTGGTCTGTCCTAGGTACTAGATGTGCTGTTAATGGTAATAACCCTATAAGCCTTCTAATAAAGATAGCTATGTTTTCAGCATGAGTACCTGTTTGAGATACAATCAGCACTCTCTCATTGGGGTCTCTTAATAATCTCCACACAACAAATGCACCTGTAAGGAAAGTTTTCCCAATACCCCTAAGGGCTTGTAACTGCATCCTAGGATGTCCCTCTTGTAAGAAGTCAGCTATCTGTAATTGCATATAGGTTGGCTTAGGTAAGTTTAAATACCACCATGTATATATAACAAACTTCCTAAAATCTTGTATCATTTCCTCAGCAGTGAACTGAGGTTCATTAAAAAACATATTCATACTTCTCCTTTACAACTATACCTAATATCATATATAGCATTTAAACGAACGCTAAGGTACCTAGAATCAACGAACGTACCCCCAGAGGATAGATTACCCTCTGAGAGCATAAAGTGTCTTATTTTGCCTCCTACGGCTTAAATGAAGCTTAAGCTAGCTCTTCTAATAAGCTATCAATATCCTCTTTAGTGTTTCCAGTAGGTTTACTTGTAAGTGCCTTAACTGTACTAAAAACATCTTGCATAGGTTTAGACTCTTGTAAGTCAACTGTTATATTATTGTTCTTTAAGAATGTAATAGCCTGAGCTAACACCTTAGGGTCATCTAAGTTATTTTTAAGTGCCTTAGCTACACTATCATGAAGAGTCTCTAAGGACTCTAAGGTTGCTTTCTTACTCATTGATATTCTCCTCTATTAACATTTTACCACCTGCTTTAAAGAAGTTACCGAGAAAAGGGAAGGCATTAAGAAAATTAGAGTTGTTAATAATAGTAGCTCCCTTTTCTACATCCCCACTACCAATAGCTTTAAGCATATCACTAGCTCTCTTTAGCATACTACCGGCTGCTCCAGCTGACTGTGATAGGAGGTCTGTATCTCCTCTATAGGTCACCCCCGGTACTTCCATACCTAATGCTGTGAGGGCTGCTGTAGCTCCCATACCACCTACACCTACAAACCCTGTAGAGAGGAAAGCTCTAGTAAATATTTCCTTATCGTCTGTAGGTTCTTCTTGTAGCCCTAAGCGTACCTTAAGTTCATCATCCATCTTAAAGATAATGTACATACCTAAAGTAGCCATACCTAGTCCCATCATAGCATCAGCTGTAGGTCTATCAGCTACTGTTAAGAATACCTTATCCCAGAGTACAGTAGGCACTTGTGTGTACTGAAAGAATAATGATTTAATAGGGTCGTTTACATCAGACTGAAACCTATGTAGAGTAGAAGCATTAGGTACAGGAACAGCATCTCTAGCTATCCTTTCCATAAATATACTAACCTTACCGGCTAGTTCTTGATTAGACCACCCATCAAGATTATAGTCAGCTATACCACCATTCTTATCTCTCTTAATAGCCTTATTATTAATAATAGCTTTAAGGTCATCTGCACTTAGTCCATATCTGCTTAACCACTCTATATCTTTAATAGTTAAATTATCAGGACGTAAGCTAAAAAGTTTCTTCATACCTGCCCCAGCAATAGCTACCTCGTTTATATCGGTAGTGATATTAAAACCACTATATTTACGAATACCATTATTAAGCTGTTGTATTCCACTCTCTATGATAGATAGTCTGCCTGTCAGTTCGTTAGCATCTAACCTACTGAACATCTGCCCCATAAGACTATGAGAAGCTAATATAGTGTGTCGCATAGCTTCAAACTCAGGACTATTAGTAGGGAGGCCTCTAATATCTTTAATAACTGCATCCATAGCAGGTAAGTAATTTTTCACTGTCTTACCAAAATCAGCATGTACTGCTCCTGACAACCACTCAACCATATTATATTTAACAAATCCAGCTGAGAATGATGTACTAGCCAGTGCTTTAAGGGTTCTTACTGCTGTATTAGTAAAGGTGTTAGGGTCAATCTGAATACGTCTAACATCTAAGACACCTTCCATCATAGCTCTTAGGTTCTCTACATCTTTTCTAACTTTCTTAGGAGATATACCAAGGGCTCTACCTTCTTTTGCTACATCATCTAGTATACTATCAATAGTCTTTTTAGGACTAGTCCCCTTAGCATATGGGTCAATCCCAAATGTTTCAATAAAAGCATTACGACCCCCTTGTTCTCTAGCGTAATGTCCCATAATGTCTACCAAATCTGTTTTAAATAGTTCAGGGAAGTCTCTACGGTTGATATTAACCTTTCTAGCTTTAGACGAACTACCTGAGCCTGAGGGTGTTCCTTTCTCTAAATACTTGTAACGTATATCATCGTTAACAGCTCTTTCATAAAACCTATCAACTTGTTTGATAATATCTTCATCAGTAAGCTCACCTCTTTGTAGTAAAGAGGCATTATAGCTATCTGTTCTTAGTGCTTGTTCTAACTGAGCCTTATACTCAACTGGGTTAGAAATAGCAAAGTCTCTGTTATACCTAACAGGGAAGTAGCCATAGCCCTCTTTACCAGCAATACCAGATACTTTAAGCTTAGTAGCTGTTTCTGAGAATGACTTAAAAAACTTACCAACATACTCTAAGCCCTCAGGTAACTTAAACTTACCACTAGCTACTGCTTGTTTATGTAGGTCTGCTCTAAGTACATTAAAGAGGTCATCAGGCTCTTGAAGGGGCTTAGTTTTTAGTTCTTCTATCTTCTTCTGAGCTGTTTTAATCTTCTTACTAAGGCCAGCTTTCATAGCCCTCGGTGTGTTTGTGCCTGAGACACTTGCTCTAATTTTTAATAATTCATCTAGTCTCTCTTGTACTTTACTTATCTCTACACGTCTGCTAGCTTCCTCAGGCAGTTCATCAATTCCTGTGGCTCTTTTATATTGAGCTATACGTTCAGAGGGTGTAAGTTGCCCAATAATAGCACCATACTCTTGCTCTGCTTCCCCGACAATACGTCTAATCTCGTCTCCGTCTGCTTTAGAAGCCTCAGCCCATGCCTTAGCCCCACTACCATACTGTTTAGACCTAACATCGAGACCCTCTAATGCTTCTTTAAAAGGTCTCTCAGCATACCTAGCTTTCAAATCCATAGCTGTTGTTTTCTGTATCATAGGAGTACCATCAGGTGCTCTACGTATACCTGTAGAAGGTGCAATAGCCCAGCTATACTCTTGTACTAACGGATTAGTAGATTGCCATTTAGTCTGCTCCCCAGCACCTAACGAGAGGTACTTACGTAGTGAAGAGGTTACAGGATTAGTCTGCATGTACTCTCTAGCTATCTGTGCTCCTCTACTACGGTAAGCCCCCTGTGATATTTGAGTAATAGCTGAGGGTAATACAGGGAGAGCCAAACCAAAAGCAGCACCATAGGAAGTGAGCTGTAATAGTTTTTCATCATCCCTAACACCAGCAGCCTCTTGGTTAGTCTTCTCAGTAGCATAGTTAATTAACCCCGCTGTAGAAGCCCCCTCAGCTCCTCTAAGTCCTAGTAAGGTATATTTACCTACTTTAGCTCCTGTGTATAAACCTTGAAAAGCTTTACCTACAACACCCCCAAGAACCCATGAACTAGGGTCAAAGATAGATACACCTATACCAGTAGTAACTAAAGCTAGTGGTGACATATCTTTAATAATCTCTTGGTCTTGGTTATACCTCTCTTGTTTAGCCCTAGCTAGATAGAACTCTTGTTCATTGCCTACGCCTTGTTCTATTAAAGCCCTAGCATCATCAGTGGAGACCTTATTGTCCTTAATAAGTTGACTGAATCTATCAGAAAATACAAACCTATCATCTCTAGGGAGTCCTTTTGTAGAAGGATAGCTTGATTGTAAAGATAGCGCCCTTTCGTGCATACCTCTAAAACCTATACCAAACTCTCTTAAAGAGGCTCCTAGTTTATCTGCTGTTGTATAGTCTTGCTTTTTCTGAGCTTTGTGATACTCCTTCGTTTCTCTGATAACACGAAGACTATTACTTAATCTTTCTTCAAGAGGAAGTCTATTATTATCATCCACTGTTGAGAATGGTTCTACATCTGTTATCATTATTTTCTCCCTTTAGTCGCTATGTTCCTCATGTATTCTGCTCTTTCTTCTGCTGTCATTTCAGGAGACATTGCATCCATAAATGTATCATATATTTTCTGCATACTACCCTCAAAACTAAACACTTTATTAAGTGCATCATAACGAGCATTTTCTATAACTTTACTAGAAAAACTGATAAATTCTCTAGGAGACATATCTAAAAAGTATATATCCAAGCCTTCCTTATCTGTTAAGAAGATACCTTTAGTTTGTTGGTCATATCTAAAACCTACCGCATCTTCTACTAAACCTACAAGATTCTCTCCATCATAAGAAGCCTCTATACTATATCTATCATCTCCCTTTCCTTTAGTCTCTAAGAATTCTTTAATATTCTGAACACCTCGTACCATAGCATCGGGAACAAGTCCAACCTCTTGGAACGCTCGGTTAGTTTTTAGGAAATCTCTAAAGTCTGTAACATCACCTCGTATAATCTTCAACATATTATTAACTGTCTTTTCATCGGCTTTGCTCATAACCAAAGGAGAACCATCGGTGTCTCTAGCACCTTTTATTACAAACTTGCCATCACCATACACACCACTATTAGAGAGTTTAGTTTTAACACTATCTAAGTATTTATTACTATCTCCTGTCAATGTGTACATAATCTTAGCTTGTTTCATGTAGCTAGAATACTCATCAGGCATTACACCATTATCAGCTAAGGTCTCTAAAAGCTTCCTAGAGTCTTTCTGTGGTAAGCTCTCTACATCCTGAGGATTAGCCAAAAGACTATCTAACCTATCAATCATAGGAGGCGTAAGCTCTCCCATATCCATAAGTGCTTGTAGCCCTTCGTATCGTTGTATCTGCTTCTTATTAAAGACTTTATCTACCAGTAAAGGGTCAGTGGTTGTAATTGTAGCTATCATCTGCCCCATTAATCCTAAATTAGATGCTAACTGTCCTTGTGCTTGTAGGTACTCCTCAGAATTAGGGGCTGTCTTAGTAGCTTTAAAGTTCTCAGTAGATAACATATCCCCAATAAAAGAAGTATTGTTACCACCTTTACCTGTCTTTTGTACATGACTTAGGTATCGTTGTAGGTTAACCATACTAGGGTCTTTAGCAAAGTCACTTAAGATTACATTAGCATATCTCTCAGCTCCTTTATCATAATCACTTTGTACAGACTCAGGAAACTCAGACTTATCTTTACTAAATGTAAGCTCAGGGTCTGCTATCATTTTAGATTGAAAGTCAGCTCTAAGTATATAATTCATGTCTGATGCTGTGAGAACATCTTTAGTTTTTTGTATAGCTTGTGCTAATCCTTGTGGGTCTCCTGTAAACTGACCATTTTGTATCTCAAACTTAGCCTGCTCAATCCCTTGTTTTAATAATTGAATAGTTGCCTCTCCCTGAGCCTTGGCTTGGTCAGTTTTAAAAGACTCTCTAAGATATTTTATCTCTTCATCATTCCAGCCAGCACCTTCAGCATTTCTAACTAAATCATCTAAAGATGCTCCATAACGCATAGCTATTTGTAGTGTTCTAGCATAACTTTGTTCTTTATTCTCTCTATCTTGCATTACTGCTTGTTCTTTAAGAGTAGCTAGTTTAGTAGAGTTTACCATCCCTTCAAGTTTAGCTACTTCACCTAGGTAACCATCGATAGATAAGTTACCAGATTTTAGCTGTGCTTTAATGTTTTCAGTATATGCATTAATAGAAGGAGCTAAGAAACTGTCCTTTAAAAAGCCCATAGTCTTATTAAAGTATTCCTTATTTTCTAGCTTCTTGTCCAATGATAGCATATTAGCTTCATAGCTATCAATCATTTCCTTTAACTCAAAGGGAGTAGCGTTTAAACCTACCTCAGATAACTGTTCAGCAAACACCTTACTCATTGATTTAAACATAAACTCAGCTGTAGTATTAACGTCTAGTTTATCTTCTTTAGCTTTACTTAAATATGCTCTCCATGAATCTTTAAGGTCTTCTTTAGGAAGTGACATCATAGTAGGAACAGAGCTTACAAAATCTTCTTTAAACTTCTCAGCTTTTAACTCCTGATTGACTTTCCTAATAGTACCTCCAAACATTTCTCTATGCATCTGAAAGGACTTACCTAAAGTAATTCTACCTTCTTGTGAGAGAGCGCCTGAAGATATAATAGCTTTGCCTCTAGCTTCCCACTGTGCATATGCTTCATTAATCGACTCTAAGTCATCTCCTGCATTATACAAATCATCTTGTAAGGCTTTACGGTTGTATTGTAGTGCCTCGTCATGTTCTAGGTAGGTCTGCTTAGTCTTTTCATCAGCTAATACTTTACCAAAGTTAGATACTGAATTAACTAATGTATTAATATCATTAGCTACTGTTACTTTTGATTGTTGTGGTGCTACAATAGAACCTATACTAAATTTCTTTGTAGTTCCTGATGTAAACATTGTTGGTTCTTGTGCCATATTAATTAAAACCTCCCTGTGCCCATAGCACTTGTAATAGATGAGCCCATCATATAACCCCCCATACCAGCACTCATAGCCCCTGAAAGAGCACCTAAGGTAGACACTTGATTAGAGCTTAACTGAGCCGAAGCATTATACATAGCTTGTTTAGCTTCATCTCTCTTAGCCTCCATAGCACTTCCATAGGAAGCCATGGAGTCCTCAGCGGCCTTACTTAGAGCATTTTGTTTCATAGTAGACTTAAAGGCTGTATTATTAAGTAACCTACCAGCTAGATTACCTGCTAGTGCTCTCTCTGTAAGAGCTGAAGCTGTGTTACTAGCTATAACTAGCCCCTGATACCTTTGAGAAGTCATTTCTAAAGCAATGTTTCTATCTTCTTCCTTAGCTTGTTGTTGTATTTGTCCATACTGTTTTACAAGACTTTCTCGAATACTTTTTATTTGTTGCTCATATAGAGCCTTAGCCTGTGCGTTCTGCCCAGCTGACCCTAGTAACGACATCCCTGCCATCACCCCTGCACCTATCAATGGTAGTGCCATTATATCTCCTATATATTATTTAGTATAGCTTTAGTACATCTTGTACGCATACTCGATGTAAGACATACTAAACATTATTTCTAACTCCGCAGAGTTATACCTAGTATATCTATAAAAGCCCTAGAATCAATTTTAAGAGACTTTAGCTCTCCAACGACTGATTATACCTATAAAAGTAGTTCGTTGATTCTCGTTGATGCTAGGGCTATTAAATGAGCTATTTAATGTTACCCATCATTGTAGATAACCTCTCAGCTCTATTAGGGGTTTGTAAAGCCCATTTACTATCTAGCATCTCTCTACTAGCTTCAATATAGTTACCATTAACGATAGCCCATAACATCTTCTTAAAGTTCATAACACCCTGAACTCCTAATTGATAAGACATGTGGTATAAGATTTCCCATACCTTATCTGGTAACTGTACTTCCCCATATAGCTCTGTGATACGCCTATGTAGTTGATTTTGCATCTTTTTAAGCCTATGTATTAACAGTAACTCAGCTTCAGCTTCATCTAATGGTAGTTTTGTACCATAACCTATTGTTAGGTATCCTAAGGTATCCTTATAGGGAGTACCTCTAAACCCTTCTTCTTCTTTAATATGTTCTATAAGACTCATTTAGGTATCTCCAATCCAAACTTTAGTAATAACCATCCGCCAATACCAGCACCAAACACTGCTAATATAGAAGCACCTATTTTACCTAATGCCCTTGTAGGAGCGTTCTTTAGATACTTAACTTCCTCTGCTAGTTGGTTAAGTTTACTATCTGTTGTCTGTATGATGTTATTATACTTATCTAGTTGATAGTTGATAGATGTTACAAAGCTTTTATGTGCTGGACAGCCATCAGTCATCATATAGTGTTCTACTTGTTCGATACGTTTATTATGCTTATCTATACGCTCATGAATACGATTGGTAGACTCCTTAGAGGTAATCTCAAAGTTAGCTAACCGTTCAAACAACAGTGCTTGCTTACTAACTATCTCTGTTAATACATCTACTTTATCGTTTGTCTTGTCCAGTTTACTATCTAG